TTCAGCCTTTTCTCTGTGCCCTCTGTGCCCTCTGTGCGAACACCGCTTTTCCGATCTATTCTTGGCCACCAGCTGGGGATGGGTGTGTTAGTGCTGAAATACATATGTATAGATCAGATGGTGGAGGAGGTAAATTTGATTGGACTTGGTATGGTCAGGGATCAAAAGGTTTTGAAAATATACGAAGTGGATACAATGGTCATCGCGTACCTCGATCTGGTGAAATCGTTCAATTTCAATTAGTTAATAGACCAGCCGGTGTACGTAGTAATAAAGCTTCTATAAAGTGGCCGTAATTACATTTGATGTTTTTTGGCCTTCATCATAATTAGATTATCAGTATAGAACTGTTCTAAACTATCAAAATCTTTCGGGCTACGTGCGTGTGTAATAGCGACTCTAGAACCGTCAATTGCATGACCTATTATAATAAAATCATCTAAAAACTCGCTTATAAAGCCTTCCATATTAATAAGTGAACTAATCTGTTCGTTATTTAATTCTCTTACTAGTTGTATTTTTTTATGATCCTCTTCTAGTAAATTCTGTGGTATTATAGGCTTAGATTCAGCTATAGGTTCTATAGGCGACAGTGGAGTGCCAGATATCATGTTGATATCAGTTTTCTTTTTACGCTTTTTAGGTACTGGTTCCATACGTATATTTACGGTGCATTGTTCATTTGCAAAGCACTCCGATTAATATTTAATTTTGTCAAATAGCTCGTGAGTACCTCCATACTGCTAGTTTGAATCTTTAATTTACCCGGAATAAATTGACCACCATCATATAATTCAATATAAGATTCTCCGATTTCTTCGCGATTCACATAGCACGTACAAAATATACTAGTATCTCCTGGATCAATTACGACAGTCCATATTCGCGAATCTCTTTGGCTATAATTTCTATAAATTTCTATGCAATTATACCCACAATCTCTTAACCTTTTGCGGAAATACCCTAGAGTTGTAAGCTTATTAGACATTTTATTTAACTAGACCGGATACGATATATTTAAGTTCACATAAATCTGTTTTGATTCGAAATATTAATATTTTTAAGTCTGTATTAATATTTACTGTTACTTCCTCGTTCTTAGCCATGTGGAGCATTTTGAATGTGTCTATGTTAAGTGGTAGTTCAGTCTTAAGTGAGTCACCCTGGAACGACTCGGAAACCTTGAATCCGATATGATCCGATTGTGTTAGTGTATAATCTGTTAAGCTAGCATGTACGCTTGTATCCTTAGTATAAAAATATAGCTTATTAGTCTCTGTTGCAAAGCTAGTACCTCTTAATATTTTTTGGATAGAAGAGCTGTTTAGAGTAAATGTTGTGTTGAATTTAATATTATTGATTTTATTAACGTCAATAGTATGTTTTTGAATAATACCTGGTTGTAGTAGGTGATATTTAAATTTTATATCCTCTGTATCGTACGTTATATATCCCGGAGTGAAATCAAATTCTAATTCATCCTGCTCAACACAATCTAACGCGCGGATCAGCTTCTTAATATCTCCTATATTTAAATCAATGTTTTCAGATGATATAATAGAAGATGTTAAATATAGAATCACATTGTTCTCTGTATTATTAACTATGCTTAGTACACCAGCTGGAGTAATAGATATAACAGCCCTTTCAGTTAATACACCTATAGGGGATAATATATCTTGAATAAAAGATGCTTTATGTATTTTAAGTTTCATGCTACATGTACTTTATTTTATTGATTATCGGTTGTAATAATCTAGTAAGTTGATTGATTATATCACTTAAACGACCTACTTGTTTTTGTAGATCATTAATCTGTTTTTTAATATCTTTTAGATCAGGATCATTCCGGGGAGGAAGGTTGTTTGAGTTTTTCATTGTAATATTTTTGTAGGCTTGTTAGTTTTTTGTTAATCTTATTAAGACTGTCAGCTATTTCAGCCATGTATTTAATTAATTCACTCGTAATGGCTTCACTCGACAACGGATGTACTGATTCTTGTGGGTATTGAGATGGTAATGGCATCAGGTTCGATGCCGGGGTAAAATTAGTGTGACCAACTACTTGAGGTTGAATATTAGGAGGAGGGGCCCCCGTACCCGGGGGGGTAACGGGGGCTATGAATTTACGTATATCTAATTTATTAGCTGGTCCACTAGTTGACTGACCTAGCATTTGACGATCAACCTTACTTAGGCTTGTACCTACTAGAGCTGCAAATTTAGTTATATCATCGAATTCCATATTATAGATCCTTTAATAAATCCTCAATGTCTTCATCAGTGATTTCTTCTTCGTTGGAAATCTGTTTAGAGGGTACTACAGCCTCTTCCTCATCGCTCTCGGCTGCTGACACATTGAGCTCTTCGGAGGTTTTGGGCACCTTAGAATCAGTCTTCAACAGGTGTACGTTGATGATTTCCTTGATTTCATCATACGAATGAACTACGATTACTTTACTAAGATCGAATGCAGCCTTATATATTTCATCTTCCTTTCGTCCAGAGACATTCGATAATTCACTAGATTTCAAGAACTTACTACTGATATAAGTAGCGTACCCACCTTCGTTAGTTTCTACCTTAATACGGAGGTTATTACCTTCCTTGCTAAGATCAAAAATACTGGCACCGAAGTCTTCAGAATCATCACCACTTATAGCGTCAGTAATTATCTTGTAGAGCTGTTTACCAAATCTAATAATTTTAACCTGTCCTTCGGTTTCTGGAGCAGTAGGGTTATTGATAACATAACAATTCACCAGCCACTGATTATTCTTTTTAATCGTCTTGGCTAATTCTTTCTCACGATCACTTCCTTGATATAGCTTATAACGGAGTTCATTAATGGGGCACCTCTCTCCGAACGTGGAAGGACTGACTACTGATATATATTGACCAGTTGCTAGGCTAGTCCAGCCGAATGTTATATATGGGAATATTGTATTTTTGGGGTCGTGAATATTAGGCATTAGACGCACTACGTAGGTCTTATCCTTTACGAATTTTAAAACGTCTTTGAATCCTGACCCGGTTGATTTCTTGTTTAGTGATTCCTTGATCTTCTCGAACATGGATGCTGTGTATGATGTACTCATTTTATTACCTTTCTATGGTTTATGGTTTTTATTTTATATTTTTAATAATATATGCAAACAATACATATATCAACAATTATTTACAATATTTTCGAATGAGCTCCAGCCCTCGATTAACTAATATTTTAGCCTTCGAGCTGTTGTTGAACTTAGATAAATCACTATAATAGGTCTCGTGGAAGTCCGGAATTAACATGTCTATTATATCCTTATCAGATCTCTCTATTATAATACGAATATTAGTAAATCCTAGCATTGTGATTGGATTTGTCAATCTATTTTTAATATGTATGAACCAGTCAGGGTATACCCCGTTAGAGGAATATTTAGGATATTCATCTATTGGTACATTGTGTTTAATACAGAATTCTTTAATGAATTTTAGACTGTTTTTTATTGAATTTAATTGGTATGGGTCATCGCAAGGCAATGATTGAAGAGTTTTCATATAAAGTGAGTATAGCTTGACTCCTTTTAGGGATGCAAAGAAATCTAGGTTGAATGACTCGCTTGGGTGTAGTGCATAGGGTGCTTTGAAATACATTTGAGGCTGTATTTCTGGATGTTGATTAAATATTTTCTCTAATCGTAATATTAGAGGGTAGTATTCAGACTCATCGAATTTGGTGAAATCCTGTCTAAGTTTGAATGGTTTATTTTGAGATGATCTAGAAACAGCTAGATATGTATTATATATATTTTCTTGGGTTTTTGTTACCGACATGAGGTCTCCAGCGCTTAATACTATCCCTTATTGCTTTGCTTTTGATCAATGCAGGATTATATGTAAAAATTACACCAAGTGCAACTTCGAAGCTTTCACACGAAAAATACTCACAAAAATCCTGTTGAAGACTTACATCATCTATAATTTCCACTATCATGGCTATTTGATTTAATTGTTTATTTTTGGATATAGATACATAACTACCAAACTTTAACATACAATCCTCCAGTTCCCTGGACAGCATGTCAGTACTGGGTGCTTGATCGAGGTAATCTATAAGAGTAGATACATTACTTTTGTCGGACATGAAATTATTTACGATAACTTCAACTAATCCAACGTGTTATCCTGCACTTCTTAATGATTTAGGTTTTAATCCCTTGCTTAGCTCTATAAATTCAGTACTTACTGGTGCTCCACCAGCTGCTTCGTGACCACCACCTCCCCATGATTCACATAGCTTACCTATATTAATATCACATTGCTTGCTTCGTCGTACATATACTTTATTAGATCCGAGGTTATACATAATGACAATGTCAGTATTATTTGATTCGAATAACAGATCAGCTAAATCATTTATATATTTGTCAGCAAATATAGAACATACACTATATATTTTACCTTCTATGATTAGATCCCCTGCATACATTTCGCTTATATTGCTATAATATGTGTTAAGAGCATCTTTGTAAATTTTAATCATCGATAATTGTTGTATAGTAAATCCAAAGAATCCATTCTTAAACAGTTTACAAAATGTATTAAAATTATCTGTTAGATTCCAGTATACTATATTTAGCTGCTTACTTAGAGGTGATTTGAGAGTGTATGAGTCGTAATCGTCAGCTAGAGCTATTAGAGTTTTCTGTTGATTGGATAGTTGAACGTTAGGAAATTTAGTTGATAATACCTTAAATAAGAGTTTGCAGGCGCTGGAGTATTTTTTGACAAAGCTTTTGGCTTGAGTATATACAACCTTTTCGTGTGTTAGATGGTGATCTACTATTATAAAATTTTCTCTATCTATTAGATCTTCACTGCCGCTGATATCTAAATCTATTACAAAGATCTTGTCATAATCACCTGGCTTGTGATTTATACACCAATTTAAATAGGTTTGTCTAAAATCGTATGCGTTTTTTACTACTACTAATTCAAACTCAATATTGGGATAGAACCAAGTCATTACCAGATAGGAGACTACCCCATCCAAGTCTTGGTGTGTAAATATACATGTCTTCTTATTAGTCATTTTGCAACTCATCTAGCAGATTTTTAGCGGTAGATATACTGTCATTATTTATAAATACATCTTCTG